ACAGTTGTTGCCTGGTCATAGGCCCGTTGTAACTGTTGCCCTGCTAGCTGTGTAATCGCTGTCTCAGCCTGAAGGCGAGCAGTTGCTACAGATCGCTGGTTTTGGAATGATGCTTCTTGCTCTTTAAGCCGTGCCTTCATCTGAGAAGCTTGGGCTAATAGTTGATTGCCTTGCTCTAATAGCTTTTGCTTCGCAACTGCTGTCTGATCAGTAGCTTCTTTAATTTTCAACGCCTCGCCAGCAGTATCCGCAACCGCTGTCTTGATTTCATTCCAACCATTTCTTAGCGCTGCTGCTTTATCGCCAAGGCCAGGTATGAGTTCGGCAAGTTGAACGATTGAGCCAATGATTAGATCTAGAGCTTGATAAAGCCCTTCGCCAAGTGCTGCGCCTAGTTTGGCAGCTATCCCCAAAGCAGCTTCGAATACAGGCTGAAACTGACTTGTGAAAAACTGCTGGACCCTCCCTAACACCTCTTGCAGGGCCGCAAATACCATTTGCAGCTTTTGCGCGCCCTCGGACTCCTGAAAAGCAGTCCTGAAGGCCAGCCCTAACTCTTCTACGCGTTTAGATACAAAGCCGACAACCCGCATGAATGCGTTGAAAGGCGCCAAAACAAGCTTGGCCCTAAGAGCAATTTGTGAAAAGAGTTCTGCAACAAGATTGAGCGTTGTCTTGATTAAAACTCCTAGCCCTTCCTGATCAGCAAAAAGATTCTCAATGACAGTAGTAACGCGTTTCCATGCGCCATAGATTGTATCCGCTGCTTTGCGTTGTGCTTTTGCTGCTGCGCCTGCTGATTTTTTTTGATTGCCTAAGAGCTCTTCAAATTTCTCTAGGTTATTAAGAACAGGAAGCAATGCTGGGCCAGCCTCAGTGCCCAAAGCTTTGAATATCTGTCCAGTGTCTAGTCCAGCGGCTTGCAGTTTTTTGAACGTGCCAAGCAGCCCGTCGTTCGCAAGTGTTGCCGCATCAATGTCTATGCCTATACCTTTCAACGCATTCGCTGCCTCACCAGAGGCTAAACGAGCCAGGGCCCCTTTCAGGCCAGTAAATGCAACTTCAGCCTGCACACCCGCAGCCGTTGATTGTGCAATCACGGCATTGATTTCATCTAAGTCAATTCCTAAACCTGCGGCGGCGGATGCGACCTTGCCGATGTTTTGTGCATATTCAGCCACCACAATTTTGCCATCATTTTGTGTCTGTATAAATTTGTCAACGATCTCAGTGGCTTTCGCTGCTTCTATGCCATAAGCATTGAGAACGGAAGTAGCGGCATTGCCCACTGTGTTGATGTCACTAAAGCCACCAGTCGCGCCAAGGCTTGCCGCCTTAAGGACTTCAGCAGCATCTGCAGCATTGTTAAAACCAGCAGAGGCAACGTCATAGGAAGCCGCAGTGAGTTCGGCAACACTTGCCGCGCCATTTAGTTCTGCGCTGACGTTTTTAAGGCGCTTAACAAGCTCCTCAGAGTTAACGCCTAAGCTTTCAACCTTAGCCTCAGCAAAATCTTGAGCTGCTAAAACTTTGAACGCTGCTGTAAGGCTTGTTACTGCAGTTAATGCGGCCCCGATCGGGCCTAACGCCATGTTGAAGGCTTTCCCGAGGAGGCTAACGCCACCTGATGCCCCCTTGGCTCCTGCCCCTAACTTGACAAACCGCCCATTTGCATCTCTAAGGCGCCCATTTGAATCCTTGAATGTGTTGCTTAGTTTTTGTGTTTGCGCGTTTATGCCCTGGAGCTGCTTCTGAGCGTCTTTGGCGTCAACCCTTATGACAACAGAAGCCTCAGCCATCGATTCGGCTCAACGTCTTTTAAGTCTACCTGCGCCTGGCTTTTCTACGAGCCTCCTCTTGCTCTTCTGCTTCCACTTCATACAAAACACACCACAGCTCTAGCTCTTCTTTTGTCATCCGTTCGGCAAGCTCTGCCAGCGTGTAACCCAGCTCACGAGCCAGGCGCATCTGAATCCTTAGCTGAAGGTCATTCTTCAGCCACCGGGTTAGTTTTTTGCTTCCGCCTCAGTGACGTTGCTCTCGTTAGTAATCAGGGCAAGCATCAGGGCCTGCAGATCCTCATCCCTGACATCGTTCTTCAGTTCTGCAATCTGTCCGGCCTTAAACATGCGCTGGCCATGTTCGTCAGTAGCTTTCATGACGAGCAACTGCAGCGCATAGGCGGTGGCATCATCGGAGCCTGCCTGCTTCTGGGCCCGTTCCCGCTCAGCCATTGTCAACGGGGTTGAGTAAAACTCGAACTCATCACCGTTGCTTAGCGTCACGATGCGCTTGATAGAGGTGAGATTTGCCGCACGCTTAAGACGTTCAAGCGCGTTCAAGCCAGTAGAAGCGGCAGCCATATTTGAGGGGGTAGTGGCCAGATATTAGACAAAAAAAAGCCCCTGACGCAACCGTCAAGGGCCCTGATGTTATCAACCAGCCGATCAGGTTTTGCTGAAGTCGAAAGTAGGAACAGCAGAAGGCCGGAACGAAACCTCAATAGATTGGGCGTCATCCGGGTTCACATTGAAGCTGGCGGAAGTCAGCACTGCCTCCATCGTGATAGAACGGCTTGCGGTGTCATCGACAGAGCCGGACGAGACAACCCGGTCGATATAAAGCTTGAACTGAACACCGGTCTGAATCCGCTGGATCACATCCTCAGCAAGGCGAGAAGCGATCGTAGTGTCATCGTCAGTGGTGTAGATCGTGGCCGAACCTTCGCCATCAGCAAAGCCGGTGATGTAGGTCTTGAACGGCGCGAACTGGCCAAGTGTTTGGCCAATGGTGGTCACGTCGATTTCATCTCGGGTGATCTCGAAAGACCACTCACGAACATCGCCTACAGCTTGAAACTCGCTGTAATTGATGGTGAAAGGCGTGGTGCCATCGGTCCCATCGTCAGTCAAAGCAAGCTCGGAACCGCCTGCGGTAGCAGAGAATGTAGCGACGCCTGTGGAGGCGGTATAGGTCAGGACGAAGTAGTCAGTGCCGGCAGTGATACCGGCGGGCAGGGTGCCGCCAGTGCCAGTGCCAAAGACAATCTTGTCGTTGACCTTGAAATTCAAATAGGTTCCGACGTTGATCTCGTTGTCAGCGTTGGTCACCTTCGATGAGGTGAACGTGCTGTCAGTGCCTGCAGGCTTGTAGTAGAGGGCGCCGGACGTACCGGACAAGGTGGTGGCCATGGCGTTGTGCGGTAGTGGCTTTCTCTTATTGTACGAAAGCCTGGAAGGTTATAAGCAACTGAGTTTGAAAATATGCGGCAGGGTTTGCGGGCTCGACAATCGCAGGACCATCGGCGGGATCGAAAATAATTTGGCTGACTGTCTGGCGATCAAATAGATCTTTCAGCCTCTCGGCAATCGTGTAATTAGCGCCGGCCCCTGTACCGGCAGGGGTGAAAACATCAAGCGCCACGATGCCGATCTGCTGGTTGGTTCCCGTCGTAGGGCCTAACAGCGTGGCGTAGTTATTAAGGCCAAAGCGGATCTGTGCCTTAACCCAGGGGGTGTTGTTCGGCGGGTCAAATGGCACGTTCTCGTAACTCACGGGGTAACTAGGAGACAGAGCCATCTCAGTTGCTAGGCGTGCCTCGATCGCTTGGCGAATGTCGTTATATGTGCTGGTCATGTGCTTCTCACAATCCTGTTCCAGATTTTAGGGATCTGTTCTTTAGTCTCTTTTGCTGCTAAAACTTCTGGCCATGCTTTCGGAAGCCCAAACCTAGACCGGAACCGCCCCTGCCAAGACGGTGGCATATTTACGCCAAAAGTGATCGCCTGCCCGTAATCCTGTGTGTTGTTGAAGGAAACAAAGCTCAGGCCCTCAATGCGCTTCTGCCAGCTGCTCTTGAATGTGCCCCCGTTGATCTCGCCAACAGGGCTGAGCGTAATCAGCCTGCCTTCTAAAAAAACCCCCGCCTCCCTCACCAGCTGCTCGATCTGGTCTTCTAAATAGTCAGGGATGCCTTCAATGGTGATCTTCTTAGCCATCAGCCCCTCAACACGATCTCGTAGCTGATCGCCGTGTTGTCCTGCTCGTTAGTCCGCACCTCAATGATCTGATAGTTCGTGCTGCCGATCAAGACTCGATCATCAGCCCCTGGCGGGTTTGGGAAATCCTCAGCCGAGACAGTGAGGATCTTGTCGTTCTGCGTGATCTGCCCGTTCACCTCTCGGGCAGTCACATTCTGTAGCACCCCTTTGGTCGCAATATCCGAGACCGTCTCCGCAGCCGCGCCAGTCGCGGTGTCATAGGCGCCGGTTGACACGACCTTAAAGGTCACGTCGCCGCCAAGGACGTTCATGACGTTGCCAATCGCTCTGCTTAGCGAATCAGCAATAGCCATCAGAGCGTGTAAGCGACAACCTGGCCGCTTGCAAGGGTGATGCTAGTAATCACGACGCCCTCGATGGTTGTCGAAGCGTTCATCGTGATGCCGGCAATCGTGCTGCTGCCGTTTTCGGTTATGTCGTTGCTGACGAACGTGCAGGAACTATCAGCCAAGGCGTGGACCTTGAAGAACTTGCCGGTGTGAGCGTTCGTATCAGTGATGATCAACGCCTTGGAATAGTCGTAGCCCATGTCAGCTCCGTTTGATTGCAATGTTGCCCGGCCCGCTAATTCTAAGGCCCGTTAAGTAACGCTCAAACATCGGCGGCACATGGTCGGCACCAACTGCCCCAACCTTGTCAGGAACCACCGAGATGTTTCCAACCTGAATCGACTTGAAATCATTCAAGCCGCTCAGGCTGATGCCGTCCGTGTTGTTGTGCAGGTAAACCGCAAGCTCAATCTGTGCTCGCTTGATCTGGTCAGGAATCTCCGTGTCCGTGAAGTAATCCTCTGAGATCCGAAAGGGGAACCCGGTGGCGTAGGTGTTCACATAGGTGTCAGGCTTTCTGACGCCCGTACGGGGCCATTGCAGGGCCTGCGTATCCGTCGCCCTTGCCCCTAGAAATCTCTCACGATCCAAGCGCTGCGTCGCTGCTGCTAGCGCCCTGTTTCGCGTGTCATCTGTTCCGGTGCTCCACTTGGAAACATCGGTACTGCTAATCATCGCCTCAACGTAAGCGTCAGCCTGTGCCAGCGTGATGTAGCTGTTGGCGTTCGCCCCGCCCGCTGTCGCGTCGATTGTTACTGCCATCAGCTTTCACTCGCTTGCGTTTGCTTGGTGCCTTGGTTTCGGCTGGCTTGGGAGCAGAGGCCACCGCTTTCGCAGCAGCCTCACGCTCTTGCATCCGCCTAAAAGCGAACAGACCCATCAGGAGCTAGCGCCCTTGATAACGACAAAGTTCAGCACAATCGCCTCGCCTAAGGTGCCGGAGGACAGGTTCGCAATAGTGATCTTGAAAGATCCTGCTGCGATCGAGTTTGCCTGCACAAGATAGGCGCCGGCAGTACCGGCGGAGGCATGGTTGACAAGAACCACGTCGCCGGCGGCAACCTTGTCATTGGTGACGGTGAAAGAAGACTCAGCAGCTGCCGAGACGTTCCCGTCATCGCAAGTAATTGCCCCACAAACGGCGTTCAGGGTGACGCCTGTGGTTTTGCCAAGGCTGGCGCCTTGAGTCACGGAACCGCCAGAGACGTATCCGATTTTTCCGCCAGCTGTTACCTCAAAAAGTGATGCCATCGGTAGTTACCTCCGTCAGTCCATGTTGGAAAGGTTGGTGGCGCGAACGATGCCGAGGTTTTTGGTCTCGTACACCTTCGACCAGTTGCCGACGGTCTCCAGGGTGGCACGGGTGGGGTTCGTGTCGGTTACGGCCCACTTAGAACCCACCGGGTGATAGCAGTAGTGAAGGTCGATGGCCATTGCATCGCTCTTGGCGAGAATGTCACGATCTGTTTCAGTCTGCATCGCCATCTGTTCACCAGAAGCGACAGCGCCCTGAGTGAAGAAATAAGTGGCGTATTCGGTGGTTGCGCCAGAGCCAGAGGTCTGCACATCGTCAGAGACGATCACGCGCAGGCCCATGAAGGTAGGAACGCTCGGGCTGCCGAAGGCATTAGCGGTCGAACCTTGAGTGGCGCCGGTATCGGCTGCGCCGGTGTTGTCGTAGATGAAGTCAATCGCACGACGCTCAACAAGGTCGTAGTAAACCTTGGAGTGAACGCACATTGCGGTCAGCTTCTCGCCTTGGTCACCCAGGAGGGCCTTGGCTTGTGCGACGTGGCGGGGGCTTAGCACGCTGGGGCTATCGCCGGACTCACCATCAATGGTCAGGCCGAAGAAAGCGGCAGAGCTGCTGGTGGAGCCCAGGCTGCCGAACACACCAGCCAGGCAGGACAGGAGATCCTTCTGACGCTGGTTGGCGACATACTCACCGATCTTTTGACCGATAGCGGCCATGGGATCGCTACCGGCAGCCAGAGCTGCAAGCTGGCGAGCCTCAAAGGCTTTTGCACGGTGAAGAATCACGCCGATCTGCTTGTCGGCGGTGATCTTTTCAGGAGTCAGCGAGGTGCTGTCAGACATCACCTCGAAATCGCCGGGAAGGTTTGCCTTGTAGAAAGGCACGTTGATGAAATCACCACCCTCTTGGGCATTCAGCTCAGCCATCGGCTGCACCACACCGCTAGCCAGGAAGGCATCACGCTGGGTGGTTTGCTCGATGACGTAGGGCGTAAATACCTCGGGAATGATGATGTCAGAGCGAAGAGTCGCCATGACAGATCCTCATTGAAAATGGTTTTACGGTGTGGGCGTAACCCAAACGGCTCCGCGTAGCATCGCCTTGTTTTGCATCTTACCGTTTCGCAGCAGCTTTCAACCGATCATATAAATCACGGTCAGTCCGAAATAGCCGCGACTGTTCGGTCAGATTGAAACTATCAGGCGCGAACGGGTTATTTGTTCCTGCTGGGATTTCACCGACACTCCGGCCTGAAGGTGCGCCGCTGCCCTGTGGTTTTGGCTGCTTCTGCATCCATGACGGTAGGGACTTGGCCCACTCGCTTACTGGCGTGCGCTGATAACCATCAACCACGACAACGGTGCCGTCCGCTTCACGTTCGATCTGATCGCTTGACAGCTTAGTTTTAAGGATCAGGTCAGGATCGTGGACAACATCAGCCAAGGCAGAAACCGCCGGGGTGATCAGCTCAAGCTCCCGCACCCGTGCTTCAAGCTCGGCAATGCGCTTGTCTTTGTCGGCAGTTACTTCCCTGAACT